TCAGCTGGGTTGGGAAGGTCCGGCTGCGCGTTCCTATCCCGGCGGGTCATAAGCCGATTTTCTATCGCCGGCGCTTCGTCGAGCAGAAACTTGGCGGCCAATTAGGTGAGCCGCAACTTGATGCGATAGTCTTCGGCTACGGATGTGAATCAGGCAGTAACGTGCAAGGCAAGCTGTGGATGTGGAGCAATAACGAGGCCGTAAATTGCCCCCGTGAGCACGCCGACGAGACTGCTATTGAAATGCTTTTGCAGGCGTAGGGATCAGGGCATGAGAGATGCCGGTATATCGACCGTTAACCAGATTGCAGCCGCGACCTCGGCGAACCGCGCTACTCGCCGGTGTTGCCGCCAGCTCGGACGTTACATCTACCGCGGCGATCTCTCGAACCGAGCAGAGCGATGTCACGACGTCGGCCGCGATCAGTCGCACCGAACAGAGTGATGTAACCAGTTCGGCGGCAATCTCTACCACGAACACTTCTGACGTTTCGACGTCAGCAGCTCTTTCAACTACGAATAATGCGGACGTCACGACCGATGCGGCCGTTAGTCGCACGGAGCAGAGCGATGTTTCGACCAGCGCGGCGATTAGTCGCGCGGAGCAGACAGACGTAACAAGCTCAGCGGCGATCAGCCGCATCGAGCAGACTGACATAACCAGCTCCGCAGCAATCAGCCGGACAGAGCTGGCCGATGTCACTTCTGATGCCTGTATCACGGTCGCCGGCGCGAGCCTAGCAGATGTTACTTCATCTGCGGCGATCAGCCAGACAGAGAAGGGCGATGTTGGTTCTGACGCCGCCATTAGCCGGACCGAGCAGAGCGACGTGGCAAGCTCCGCGGCGGTATCACGCACTGAGCAGGCCGATGTCACGACATCGGCAAGCCTGGGCATGGCCGGCGCGGCGGATATCAGTTCTTCAGTCTGCGTATCGCGGACGGAGAGATTCGACGTAACGACTGATGCCTGCATAAGCGTGCCGTTCGCGCCTTCCACGCTGGCGGCCGATGACCGAACGATTGCGGTCACATGGGAGGACGATAGAACGATTGACGGCGCGAGCTGGGAAGATGATCGAACATTTTCATTGCCGAGCATTGGGATGACGAAGACAGGCGTAAAAATCAAACCGGTTGTGATCGGCGACGACTTCAGGGTCAAGCGGACTTATACAGGTCTCCCGGCAGGGACGGTTATTTCGACTGCCAGATTTATTGTCAAGAAGTCAGAGAAACAGGCCGACACCCAGGCGCTTATCAGCAAGGAAATCACGGCCTCGCAGACGGCCTCCGGCTGGATCACGGATGCTGATACAACAGGCGGCGATCTGAAAATGTATTTCGATCCGACGGCGCTTGAGACGAGCAAGGCTAAGGCAGGCCTCGATTATGTCTTTCGCGTCGAGGTCGACACAGTCGGCGGGCAGCGCCATACCCTCGAAAAGGGGACGCTGCCATTCATTCTGTAATTGAAGATGGCAGGAATTCTCACACAACCGCATCTGCAACGGCTCGAAGCGCTTCGCCGCGTAAGGCATGTCCTGCAGGGCGAAGACCCATCGATCTCGCTTCTGAAGCGCGACTCGACACAGGCGCTCGTCGAAGCGGTCAGCGTCGATCGCGGCTGGACTTATACCGATCGCGATTCGAGCGGCGGCAGATTACCGCCGCAGGTAATGTTCGAACTTCAGATCGCGGAAGAAATGATTGGGCGCGAAGACGTCGACCAGACAGCGGCGATTCAGCACGGCGAGCAAATCTTCGAGATCGTTCAGCTGGCGCCAGGCGAGCCGGGAATCTTCCGGCCGGCGGGATTGCAACGCTTTTGGCGCTTCTGGCTCGCGCCGCTGGAGGAGTTGCCATGACCTTTGAGGTAAGCATCGGGCCAGGCTTCCAGGCGGCCGTCGAGCGCCAGATGGAGCCGATTATTCGCCAGAAGATCGGCGATCTGCATTCGCTCTTCAATGAGGAGTTTCGCGGGCCGAAGAGCGGCAAGATTTATCGCAGACCCGAACCGCTGAGCGGATTGTATCGCGCGTCGGCGCCGGGCCAGCCGCCGGCGATCGCATCGAGCAATTTACTGCTCTCGATTGAGGAATCTTTCCCAGATCGATTGACCGGGCAGATCACAATCGGCGCGCCGTATGCCGGCGATCTGGAGCGCGGGACCAATCGAATCAGGCCCAGGCCCTGGATTCGGCCTGCGATTGATCGACTGATTAATGGCTTCAGGAGAATCGGAGGTCAATAGGTGGCGAGCGAGATCGATATCAGAGAGGCCATTGTCGAGAGAATCAAGGACGCGGTCTCGGTCTTCACGCCGACGGCGCTCGTGCTCGGGCGGGACATCACGGGCCTCCTGGACTCGGCGATGCCGAACGATCTTCGCGACAGCGCCAATGCGATTCACGTCCTGACCGTCACGCAGCGAAGCATGCTGCCGATAGATATTCGACAGGGCGGCGCGCTGTACGAGCTGGTTTACGACATCATCCAGTGGAAGCAGCATCGCACGGGCTCGGACGCCTCGAACTCTGACAGGGAAGCAAGCCTGGAGCGCGACGCCGTTATCAATGCTTTCAGATATGCCGGCGAGCTGCCGGAGATTTTGAAGAAGGCGCACGTCAGGCCGCTCGAATGGCCGGCGGGGGCGCTGAATAAGCCGAGGCCGATCGCGAATGGCCAGGTATGGGTATCGAGCGCGATTTTGCGCGCGCAGAATTTTTATGGTCCGACGGGATGTTCTTAAACGGAGGAAGCAGAAGCAATGCCTAATGACAATCTGATTCAAGATGCCGAATTATATATCTCGACGCGAGAGGGGGGCTTTAATATGCCGGTCACCGTCGGCTCGAACTACGACCGCTGCGGATGGCAAAACGCCGCCGTTTATATCCCCGAGCCTGAATTCTCGACCGACGCGGGCAGGGCCGGCAATTCCAGTGAATTCCAGACCGGCCAATGTCTGCGGCGCTTTCTGCCGGCCACCATCGGACTCGCCGATCGGGCGAACTTCAAATCGTATGGGAAGCTTGCCATGCGCTGCGCCGGCGGGGTCCCGCTCGCGCCGGTGAACGTCGTTCCAGCCGTCGCCTGGAGACATGCCGCGAATATGCTGCCGAAAGCGGCAGGCCTTCAACTTCCTTCATTCAACGCGATCACGGCGAGCGGCGGCGCATCGTTCCTCTGGCCAGGTACCGTAGTTGATAGCTTCTCGATGAGCCAGCAGGGCGACGATGACGTGCAAATTCAGTTCGCATTACTGACGTCGGGCAAGCATAGGAGCCCGCATCTGATCGGCGTACAGCAGGTCGAGACCGCGACGGCCGTCGGCACTGTCACGCTATCGGGCAATGCGAAGGCTACGGTTACAGCCGCGAATATGTCCGGCTCGCCTCGCGTCGTCATCTTTGCGGTCGTCAACGGCGATACGGCCACTGTCTGGGCTGGAAAAGCGCGCACGGCGCTGCAAAACGACCCTGTCGTCGGCGATTTCTTCATAGTTTCAGGCGCGGGCGCCTCGATTGTTCTGACCGCCCGCCATACGGCGCCCGACGACAGCACGATGAATCTCGCGCTCGATAATGATACCAGCACAGGCATTACCGCGGCGCCGACCTCGACCAATACCACGGCCGGCAGTTTCACGCTGCCGAATCCGCCGGCCTTCGCATGTCTGGATCCGAAGCCGTTCCTTGAATATACGGACGACGTCGGCCTGCGCGACCTGGCGAGCGATTGCCGGTGGCGCGCCTGGACCTTCTCAATGAACAATAATCACAACCCTTCGCTCGCCAGGTGCGGCGGCGATCCCAGGCAAAAGCGCGGCGATTATTCGATCACTGCGCCAGGCCCGGGCGTCGGCGCATATGTCAATAAGAGCGTGCGCGGCCCTCGCACAATCTCTGCCGAAATCGTCTACCTGGTCGGAAGCCGCGTGTCGGAATGGGAGAAAATGTGCGACGCCATCCAGCTCACCAATGTCAAATTCGGCGCGCGCGGGGCAGTGCTCGACGGGGCGGGGCCGACCTATGAGGAACTGAGCGCGATCATCCCCAAGGCCAAGTTTAACGGCGTCCGTGGCGATAACGTGGACGGCTATGCGGCGTTCAGATTCAGTTTCGCCACCGAATTCGACACGACGGCGATCGGCGCCAGGATCGAGGTCGTCAACAACCTCGACGGGGTCTCGCCCCTTTTTAATTAAGAGAGGAATTATGCCGAAGACGGATAAAGCGATACCCGAAGAGGTCGCGATCGAGGATGCGCCGGCGGTCATCCAAGAACTTGCCGCCGCTCAACCTGAAGAAACCTTCGAAGAGCGCGAGGCGCGCCTGAAGCGCGAGGATTATCAGCGTCGCAATCTGCAGGCCATCAAAGACCGCGAAGAGATTATGCGTCGCAATGGCGTGCTCAGCGCCGATGAGCCTTTTTCGATGGACGCGGATGCGGCGGTAAGGGCTCGATGCTGTTTGTGAAGGCCCTGAGCTTTCTGCGCGCGATCTGGTCGTTTGTTCGATGGGGCGATGTTCCGCTCGCCAGGCACGACCGACGGCAGGCGATTTGCCTCGGCTGCGAACACCTGGAGCCGACGGCAAACGGCGTGTTTTGTCAGGAGTGCAGATGTCCGCACTGGGCAGTTTCCGACTTAAGAACGAAGTGGCGGATGAGTGATCTGCGCTGTCCGCTGGGGAAATGGTGAAGTGAATGGCTGAATGGCCAATTTTTAAGGTGAATATTGAGCACATCTATCCGCTCGACGACCTCGCTGCGCACAATACTAATGGCGGGCCTTGTTCCTGCCAGCCGCGTGTGGAATCTGGCGACATAGAAGGCTACGTCGTAAAAGTACTCGTTATTCATAACTCGTTCGACGGGCGGGAAGCTTTCGAAGCGAAAGAGCCTGCGCGCGAGCAATAGCACCGCATCGGCTCGCTCACTCGCAGTTGATCACCGCGAGGACAGGCGCGAAACCTTGACGCGCCGGCGGGCCAATCCAAATTCAAGGCTTGCCACAAGGAGGCATATGAACGAAGCAGCAGAAACCGCAGTCGAAAAGCTCGACACTCTCATCACCGAATCCCAATCCCAGGCCGAAGAAGCGCCAAGACTCTTTCCGCTCGACCAGTCCGAGGCCACGGTCGAAATCGACGTCATCGGCGAAGATTTCAAATTAACGCTTGGGCATAGAATCAAATGGCCGTCACTCGGCGCACTCATTGAGAGAGAGCAGCAGACGCCCGTGAAAACTCAGATACTCGGCCCGGGGAAAATCAAATATCAGAATGACAATGGCGTCACGGCAAATTCGCTGCTTTGGGACAAGTTCCGAAGCCAGGTAAAGGGCTATGAATGGAACGGCGCCGATCCGGATCAATGGATTGACGTTTCGGACGAATTGGCCGCACAGATTCCGTCAGAGCATAAATCCGAGGCGATCGTCGGGCTGTTCGTGGCGCAGTTCGAGGTCGAGAGGCCGAAGGGCAAGGGATACGTCCTGGGCGCGCAGATCTATCGGGTCAAACAAACGTATGGGCCGTATACGATCTGGCACGTTTTCAGCAAGCCAAGCGACCGCGACCGCCGCGACCTTGCCCGCAAATCACGTGAGACGCACGGCCAGCCGGCCGCGGTCAAGGCGAAGAATGAGATCTTCACGAATCTGAAGCCCTATGTCGAGCTATACGACAAGCTATTCCTGCGGCTGGAAGGCGTCACCGGCGCCGATCCCAGCATGATTGCGCAGCGCAAAGACCTCGTGAATGCGATCTGGAAGCAGGGCGCCATTAACGAACTGATGGAGTCGTTTGAGGTTTCACGGCGGGACTGATCGAGGAACTGACGGAGTGGTTCACCGTTCGGTTCGACAAGATTCGAGAATTGAACTTTGAAAGTTGTCCGGGCGAGCATCGATGCGAGACGAAGGAAACGGGCAGGATTTATCGGTTTTTGAAGCAGCAGCCCGATCTTGAGATCGAACGGATATGCGCGGATTGCAAATTGCGCGAGACGAAGCCGGGGCGCGAGCCGTTACATTTGTCGCATGCGATCCATATCGCCAACGAATTGGAAGAGGATAGCCTGGTCTGCGGGGGCTTCGATTATCCGGCGATTCTGGACTATTTGGACCCACTCGAATGGGCGTGCCTGGTAGCAATCAAGGAGGCGCATCGTAATAGCGAGAATAAGAGTATAAAGCCGCCCCAGCAGCAGAACGACCGAGAAGAGCAGTACGCGAAACTGAAACGCCTCGCTCATGGATACTGACAATGGCCGATGAGATCATCGTCAAAATTAAGATCGACACTAGCGACGTAGGCAAGGCCGCGCAGGAGACGCAGCAAAAGCTGCAAACCGCCTTCGATAATGGCGGCCAAGCTGCCAAGCGACTGAAGTCGGAGACCGATGCTGCAACCCTCGGTATCGGCTCGATGCGCAGCGCGATAAGCGGACTCACGACCGTACTCGCCACGCTCGGCGGCATTGCGGTCTTCAAGCAAATTACTCAATTCGGGATTGACCTCGATAAGTCTCGGAACGCAATGACGGCCTTGACTGGCAGCGTGACAGCGGCTAACGCAAAACTGAAAGAATTGCGCGATCTGGCAAAAGCCAGTCCAGGCGTAACGACCAATTTCGCGACGCAGTTATTTCAGCAGCTCAAAGCCATTGGCGGAATCGGCGATCAGACGATCAATAATGTCATCAAATCCCTTGGCAAGCTCAACACTGTCTTCGGCGACGTCGGGCCGGACTTCGCCAGGAACCTGATTCAGATATTCACTCAGGGCTTTGAGCGCGCCGATATCAAGGAAGCATTGGGCAGGGTGCCAATCTTCGAGCAATTGCTCAAATCCGCTTTCGGGACGAATGATCCGGATAAATTGCGCCAACTGCAAAAAGCCGGCCAACTGACGCTCGGCGGCTATTTAGACGGATTATCGAACGCCGTCAGCAATGACCCGCGGTTGAAAAACATCGGCGAGACATTATCGGGCAAACTCCAGAAGTCTTTCGATGAGACCAAACAGAAATTGGCCGAGCTGGGCGAGAAGCTTCTGCAGGTATTGATCCCGGCGCTGGACAAACTGATTCCGCTATTGAGCAAGACCCTCGACTTTCTCAACGCGTTGCCGGATGGGCTGAAGGTCGCGACGATTGGAATTGTAGCGTTGGCTCCGGCAATCAATACGGTGACCAGCGCGATCGGTGGCTTGCGCGGCGCGGTTGTTGCGCTCGGTGGGTTCCTGACTACGCCGGCCGGCATCGCCGCGCTGGCCGTGCTTGGCGCCGGCGTGGGCATCGCGGGCTTTCAAAACCTGATCGCGAAAAATGACGCCGAGGTTCAGCGGAGGTTGAATCAATTCCGGGGCCAATCCTTCGACCTCAGCGGCAAGCCGGTATTCAAAACATTGTCAGATGTGGCCGACTTCCAAGGGAGCGTCGCGCGCGGGAATACAAAGCCTTTGACCTTCTTTAACGAGGCGACCGGGATGTTCTCTACTGCGCAGACTACAGGATCGACGCTGGCCGCGGCGAAGGCTGCCGCTGGTACGAGCGCCGCTCAAGATGCCGCCAATAGGGCGCTGAAGAAGCAGTTTGAGGATATTGCCGAGATGAACAAACTGCTCTCGGAAAGCTCGAATGCGCGCTTCGACTTCCTGCTCGAGCAGATGACGCAGCTCAATAAGGATAT